GTGCATCTTTACCATCACGGAAAAAACCAAATACCCATGTTCCTTCTACTGGGCCTAGTGGTGTAGTACCAATACCATTCATGGCTGCAGATGTAATTGGTTGACTTGGTGTTGCCCAAGGTAATTCGTCAGTTGGTATACCTACACCATCAACTTTATTATCAGTATGGTATCCAAGTATACGCACTCGACATCTACCCAACTTCAATGGGTCTACTCTATCTTCAACGACACCTTGCCACCAAACAAAATCACCAAACATAATTAATCTTCCTTTCTTGATGTTCTAAATGGTACTGGTTCTTCTAATCCATCTTTTGTAACTTCAACTTTCATAGTATATGTAATCTTAGGATCAGTCTGTGTAATTTGTGAAAATATATGTCTAATAGCAGTAACTATATATTTTCCAGAAAGAAACTTATCATCAGCACTATCTGATTTTAAATCTTTATCTGTTGTTTCAGGTGATGGTAAAATAAGAGTAACAGTATGTCCAACTCTTAGTCCTGAGTGTCCACTAACATCAAGTACTAAAGTGATTCCATCATAAATCCCTATATGTGCATTTCTTCTTAATTTCCAATCTTCAACTTTATTATCATATAAGTCATTTATGTTTTTAGCATACATCTGGTCATGTTTTGGAAAAAATTCAACATGACTATCAATTTGTCTGGCTAGATTTCTTTCATCTGTCGTAGTAAAATTATTAGCCTCATTAGTTGGTGCATGGGAAACTCTAGGTATTCTTGATGACTTTCCTTCCACATCAGAATTTGATAATGGTGGAAACTGACCACAATGGTTAAAACCAAACCATTCATTGAAACCAGTATATTCGTATTGCGTTATTTTCTTTTTAACAATATCGTGAGTAATAAGCTTAGATGAATAAATACCTCTTTCTATATTTTCTTTTTTATCAAATTGTTTTTTAAAATAAAACTTATCAATTTTAAAAATATTCTCAGCAACATGACCTATACCAGTAGAATCATCAACTCTTGGTTTATGAATAAATGTTGCTACTGGTTTTTGTTCTGCTAAGTAATCAAGACTAAAAAAATATGACTGATTCATTGTTTCAAAAAATAAATAATTAACAGCATTATTTCTAATTGTTCTCTTTGCTAACCATTCGATAGCATCTATAGGACTTAAATTAGGTATGATTATATTTTCAATTCTATCATCACCAGATAAAAAAGACATCCCTCTTTCACCATCATTTAAATATTTAAAATGAATATCATCTACCATGAAGCTTATGGTTTTACCACTATAAGACTTAGAAACTTTAGAATGAAGACTACTAAAATACTGCTCAGATATTAAATCCAATGAAAAAATCTGTGCTTTTGGTTTTGTAAAGTATCTGTCTGATAATGAGTTTACATGAAACTTTGGAGGTTTAATACTCAATAAATCTTCATTCTTTAATCCTTCAACACCAGAAAGAGAAATATCAATATCAACAGTTTCTTCGCCAACAATAGGAAGTTTGTATGGAATATTATGTGAGTCACCGAGAACTAGAGTTGCAGTCAAAGCTGGTCGAAATAAATTCTCGTATATATTCAATTCTAAAAAATGAGGTCTTAGGTCATAAGAACCCGTAGCAGAATATATTTCTAATTTTTTAATAGTAACATCGGTTACATTAATTTGTTTTGCCATGAAATTTTACTTAATTATTTTTTTAAATTCTTGAATAATTTCTGATATATATTCAACTCTAATAATATCTATTGTTCTTTTTTCATCATTTAGTTTTTCTTCATATAAAAAATTATTTATAGCAGTTGCAGAACCAGCAGTTACTCCGCCAGGTGCTATTATAGTTCCGGGCTCGTCTACTACTTTACCATCAGAGTTTTCCCAATGATGAATACCATTTCTATTATTAGGATACTTCTTATCAATAAACTTTTGTAAATCAAAATAAGTAAGTGGCCAATCATAATATGGATTAGTCATGTAGTTTGCATACATAATCAACCAATGTAATGTAGAATCACCATAATATTGATATGCAAGTGTGTCTGCCCTATCACTATCTCGTATAAAGTATTGTTCAAAAAAAGCTGCATTAGTAATTTCCAATTTCTTTCTAGCTCTTACTAGAACATTAGTGACTCTATCTATTCTTACATTGTTCTTATCACCACGAACATCATATACAGTAGTTGGAAAATAATTAAAATATGCCATTAGAAATTTCCTTTAAAACTTGCAAAATCACCAACATTGGTTTTTCCAAGAACATCCTCTTGAGTAACAATTTCAGTTTCTTCAAAAGATAAGGTTAATGTTATATCAACAGGAGCACCATCTCTAAATGATTTCCAACCCTGTCCTGTCCAGTTAGTATTTACTGACTTACAAATACAATATTTTATTTGTGGAATATACTTGTTTCTGAAATATGTACCTTTATTTAATGTTAAAAACTCAATAAGAAATTCATGTGGATATGCAAATACACCACTTTGTCCTGTATTTTTAAACTTTGGTTTAGAGAAAGCTCTAAATGAGCGAATAATTTGATCTACTTGTTCAACCTCGGTTTCATTTCTTGGACGAAAATTAAAAGAAAATTCAAAAGGTCTAAATGGTACACCCTGAAATGTTTGTTCTTTATATGGATTGGCCTTAATATTAAATGTTGATTCAATTCCACCAGAAATACCAGTTTCACTACCTAAAACAGTGCCAACAATTCCAGCGGCTACTGGGCCTATGCCCGGTATAATACCTGCAAGTGTTCCGGCTGCACCACCCAACAATCTACCAGCATTAGATAGAGAACCGGCAACAACCCCTGAAGTAAGTTGTCCTTCTTTAAAAGCACCAACTAATCCTAAATCAGAACCTTGCCAATCAACTTGTTCATTGTAAACTAAAGCCTCTGGCATTTGTAAATAAATACTTTGTATTAGACGTTCTGTTGGATTTCTTACTTGTCTTAGTCTTTCATCATTTTGTGATGCTATATTGTCTAATCCAGATTTTACACCATCACCTACAGCCCCAATTAGGTCAGGGGTTATCTTACTAATCTTTACTCTAGCTTTTTCATTGTTATTTCTAAATGCTTGTACCAATGCCTGAGAGCTTTCTATTAATTCTAAAGCAGCAATCTCTCTATCATTGTTCGCTATTTCTCCTTTTAGAAATTTTATTTGTTCTAGGTCATCAGCAACCTTATTATTAAAACCTTCTTTTATAGCTCCACCAAATCTTTCAAAGTCCAAACCTGTGCGTTTATAAATACCAAATTTAATACATTCAGGATAATATTGTTGATCGGTCAAATCAGAAGGAAACGATAAAGTACCAAAATTAGCATCTTTATCTCCATTTCCATCATTAAAACTGTTAAATTGAGGCGGCATTTAAATTCTCCTGCTTTTGATTATTGATTCTCTCCAAACTCTTTCACCTTTAATTTTTCCTCGGTTTCCCGTAAAAAATCTTTGTGGTGTTTCAACTATAGCATCATACCATTGTTGAGGTAAAATTCTAATTATCCTAGAATTAATATTGTTTAAATTATATCTACGAAATGCTACCCTAGCTAATCTATATTTTCTTGAAGAGAACATTACTTTTTTAAATTCTCTAGCACGCAATAGAGTATCGTTTGGTATTTTTTTCAATGATTTTTCTAACTCTTCCATTTCTTCTTCTTTCGTCTTTGTTGAATTATCATAAACTTTACTGATTATTTCGTCTAAATCATTATCGTCTTCATCCTCGTCTGTAATAATATTATTAGTAAAGAAACGACTCATTGTTCTAAATAAAGAAATTCTTTCCCTCGGATGAAAATGATGAAAATTTATACCTTCGACATATTTTTTTCCTTTGTCATTACTCTTGGGCAATCCCATTACAAATATTAAAGGAAATGAATCAAAATATATTTCTGATACATCAGCTAAATATTCAAAATAATACATATTACCAAAAAACAATTTTGATACCTGTACTCCATCTACATTTGACCATCTTATCTTTGACATTGTTTTATATTTATATTAGGTTTTATTAAGAATTTGTTTTCCATCGGTGGCTGATGGTGATACTGCCATAGTCGTTGTATTGCTACCAGTTGTATTATTTTGTGATTTATCTATTACAATCGTCTGTGACCCACCATTTCCACTACCTTTCAATTCATTATTCATATTTTGTTGTGCATTAAACGCATTAGATTTATCCATCGGAGGAACACTTGCAGATAAAGCACCAGATATTCTATGTGCTCTATCACCAACTTGTGTTGCATATTTTGATTTTAATACTTCTTGTCCTGCTAATTCATAATCCTCATTTCTTAATGCTTCTCTTAGATTAGTAAATGTATTTAAACTCTTTTCACCTAAATTATATGCCATATTAGTCAATGCATCTTTTTTAGATTCTGGGAATGGTGGCCATTTATCCTCACCCAGATATCTCTTTGCAGCTTGACGAAAATATGGATATTCACCCATCATTAATCTTTCAGCTTCTTTTTCAGTAAGATTGACTTTTCCACTTTTTAAATCAGCAACTGATTTTTTAATCCCAGCAGAGTCGAGTGCTTTTTGTGTTCCTTCTCTTTCAAGATTAAAACCAAACCCAATAGTTTTTATACCTTCTGTATCATCATATACTTTAGGCCTAAATCCTTCATCATCTTTTAATTGTTGAATACCAGATTTAGAAGTTCCTCCTACAAATTTAGGTGCTTTCGTTCTTGTTCCTGTTTTTGGTATAGACCCTACACCATAATTTTTTAGTTCTGCTTGTGCTTTCTGTAATTCCTGTAATGCTTTTAAAGATGCAGGACTTGCGTTATATTTTTTCTGAGCTTTGGCAACCTTATCTTTTAATCTACCCTTTTGTGCATCATCAGACAAATCTAAGCTTGTTGATGTTGAAGGTATTTTTGTTCTTTCATCCTTTTTCTTCTGTTTTTCATCTAACTGTTTTTGTACTGGTGCCCAAAGTTCTTTGGCTTTTTTCTTATAATCCATAGTTGCTAATTTTACAAATGTTTTTGTAATAGCAGAAGAAGCTTTCAGTATTGTATCACCTACACCATTTAAAAGATTTTGAACTTGTGTTTTATCACCAAGTATTCCTCCCCACATTGTTTGCCAAAATTGCCCAAAACCAGCAGAAAATGATTCTTCTTTTAAACCAGTTTGTATTCCATCAATAAGAGAATATGCTGCCCATGCATAACCAGCAATTTTTCCAGCTGCACTTAACATAGGTAAAAGACGCATACCCTTCCCGACTTTACTTGCTTTACTTACTGGTGTTGTTGACATTGTACTTGTAGGAGAAGCAGTTATTTTAGGAGTTGCTTTTGATACACCGGCAGGTAAGTTTTTTGTTATTGCATCTTTTATTGTCTTCTTTAATATTATAGAGCTGATCGCAGTGCTAAAGATAGTACCTAATGCTGGTAGTACTATAGCTTTAAAAGCACTACCTGCTATATATAAAGCAAGACCTCCACCAATAGTCTCACCGATACCCTTTCCATATTTTTCAAGAAATGTACCATCTTTAATAGAGTCTATTATATTTGGTACTTCTAATATTACTTTGTTTATCAAATCTTTTAACCCTGTCCAAAATGATTTAGGCAACAAAAATAACCCCAATCCTAATAACAATTTCCACTTTTTCCCCATCCATTCCATAGTATTTTTACCAGTTTTTTCAAGAATTTTATTCTTTATAACCAACTGATACAAAAATCCAGATTGTTTCTTTTCTTCAACTGCTTTAAGTTTCTCTGCCTTCCCACTCTCCAACTTTTCTTCAGCGGACTTATAGCTATTTCTAGTAAGGTGTGTTAATAAAACCTTTTGTTTTTCTAAAAGTTCTTCACTAGGTTTTAAAGCCATAGACATAGCTTTAAGCATAGTACCACCCTGACTCCTACCAAGTTTTGTAGCTTTCATTTCTGACATTTTACTTATCCTTGATTTTGACGTTTAATACGTTCATTTTCCTCTGCAATATGATTTACTAATAATGTCATATATACTTCACGTTCCCAAGGTATCATATTCTCTATATCAGAAAGAGAATATTTATGATGTTGCATCATTGAGAAATTAGTATTAATCATATTAGCCAACGATTCATCACAGAGGATTATGCGAAAAAAGACTGAAGGCCCTCCAAGGTCATGTCTTCTTTATACCCACATTCTTTATCTTTTTTCTTACCTTCACCCTTTACTTTATTCTTACATTCTAATTTTACTTCGTGTTTTAGTTTTGGCATTGTTTCAAAGAATTTAGAAATCTTTTGAAACTGGTCATCTGTTAAAGATTCTAAAAACTCTTCCATCTCAGCTGCAGTATGGTCTTTAGTTGAATATGTTTTTTCAGCATCGTAAATATAATCAATACATAATAAAACAGTTTTAAATATTTTATCAATGTCACTAATGTCTTTCATATTATCTATTTTTACTTGTAATGACATATTTGGATATTTCATTACAACACCTAGATTTTCATTGATATTAATTTTATTGCTATGTTCTTCGTTTTTCTTTACTTTAATATCTTCAATATTAAACGATACTGGTAATTCATTTTCACATTGAGGACATTTATATTTTAAATTGATTTCTTCACCCTTTGCTTTTCCTCTCAACCATAGAAAAATGTATTCAATATCAAATGTTGGCATTTCATCAATATTAATATCACCAAAAATACAATTTTTAATTACATTTTTAGTTGCATCCATTATTTGTTTTTCATCTTCACTCTCCATAGCTATAAGGAGAATCTTTTCTTCCTTAATCAAGAAAGGTCTGTATTTTATTTCTTCACCTGTTGATGGTAATATTAAACTATACTCTGGTACTACAATCTTTGGTAATCCCATTTCATTGACTCCTTAATATAAAATGATATTGTTGTTAAATTAAAATTCTAAATCATCAGATGATTCATTTACCGTTCCATCAAATTTTTCTTTTCTTTGAGTTTTTGATAATGTTTTGTCTATTAAACCAATATCTAATCTTTCTTGACCAGCTGAAAGATTCTTAGCTAAAAATTTGCTTACAGGTTCACCTACAGGTTCACTACTACCATATGTCTGAATATATGTTCTATATGTGAATGTAGCAGTTACATTCAGAATGCTTCCTGTTGTACCATAATCCATTGCAAATGAACTTATTGATTTAGGATATGCCTCTAAGATTTTTGTTGTCATAATTTTTTCATTTTCAACACTACCTTCTGTTTTTGCACCAGTGCTTAAATTTATTATATCTATTGTTCCAGTATAATTAGTATAATACTCAATATGATTATCTTGAGGACGAATTATTCTATTCATCCAGTTTTGTAAATATCTTAATTCTTTCATATTATCACTACAATAAAATCCTAATGTGATATCTTCATATATTTTTTGATATGCAACAGACCTATACGCTTGATCTTTATTGGTAGTAGCTATATTTAAGCCAGGAACAGTTACTTGAAAACAATTTATGAAGATATCTTCTCTTTGAGGGCCATGAACAAAATCTTTAGTTATACTAACTTTAAATAAATTTGGTCTTGCAAAACTAGCTTTTGTTATTGCTTTAAATTTATCTATTGTTGCCATCTCTTACTCCCGTTATAAATATTAGTCTATACTGTATTTATAAGAGATATATGAGAAATTTCCCTAGAGTTGGAAAATATAAGGTTAAAAACAAGGAGAAATATGTAGGTGATCTCAATG